GTCTCGCGACCCTGCCCCCTCTATTATGCGACATCGCACTTCAACTACCATCCAAACACTACCGCCGTCCTACATCATTGTGGACGGTAACCCCACTCATATTTTTGAGTCAGACTCGCTTGATGTTGCGAGGAGATTTGACGATATGTTTGACGATCCAACCGGAAAGAGAGGTCTTACCCATTTCTGTTCGCATGTGCGAACGGATGATGAATACAACCCTTATTACGGTCGGTGGTTTAGCCCGTTAGCTGGAACCTTTGTGACTTACTCAAGTCATCACATGATAAAACATGCGAAAGGTCTCTCTAATGCGGTTCCGCCTCCGTTGGACGCGACCCCTTCAAGGGTGCCCGCGAATTGGGAGTCATGGAGCGCCGAAGCCTGGTCATCGATGAAACCTGCTATCAAGCAGAAATTATCTTTGGTCAACTTCGTTGTCGAGCTCAAGGACGCACTAAGCGTTAAGCAGTTCTTCACTAACCTCAAAAACCTAGCGGCCTTCTTCTTCAATTTATTGAAGGGGAATCAGTCGTTTCGTCATCGCCGTAAGGTGATAGGTCTGTCGACTGCAAAGCAGCTAAGTGGGCTTCATCTCCAATACAGTTTTGGAGTGGCACCGTTCATTGGGGATGTTATACAAATCATTGATGCTATCGTGGCTTTCCGCGACAAGTACGCTGATCTGGTCGCTAACGCTGGCAAACCGGTTCTCCGGCACTACCAGCGACAGCTAACATCGGAAGAAGTCCTCAATCGATCCTACGGGATATCGTATGAGGAGACACTGCAGATCCAAGATACTCTTGCACCCGTCGTCTACCGCGCCTCCGCTAGGTATGCTTATCGCATGCCCCCGGAAGGTAAGTGGATTGACAATCAGTGTAAATATCTGTTGGATTTCTTAGGGGTCAAGTCCAATCCACGTATTGTTTGGGATGCTATTCCATTCAGTTTCGTGTTAGATTGGGCTTTTGGCGTCGGGTCTTGGCTTAGCAGCCTGGAAACCCGGAACCTTGAGCTCGAGTATGAGTTGAGTGACTTTGGTCATTCTTACTCCGAGACAGTGACTACGGTTGTCCACAGTGCATTTGGAAGTCCAGCCAGTACGGTGGATATCCCTCTTTGCACTCGGACTACTCGCAGGTACCTGCGAAAGCCCAGCTATCCAGCTGGGGCTAGGATCCGTAGCAAGCTGCCTACGGGTCGAGAGTTTGCCTTAGGGCTTTCTCTGATAGTGCAGACAGCAACCAAGAAAGTTCGCAACTTGCGTTCCTAGGTGGTTACGTCCGGAAGTACCGCGTGTGTTTTAATACGTGGAATTTTGCTTCCGTCATTCAGTCAAATTAGATAGAATAAAGGAGAGCACATGCTCGCAAACGACATTACACTTAACACTCATATTTACCGGCTCACTGGAGCGGATCTCACCAAAAGTGTGAGAACTGCGGCCCCCGAGTCGGGATCTATCCGTACTTTGACAGTGTCAAAGACTACGGCCAAGATTGACGGCGTTCTAAACGACCGTTTCTTGGTGCGCTTCGATTTATCGAAGCCTGCAGCATCTGGGGAGCGCGTGAAATCGTCTTGTTACATGGTGTTCAACACACCGCGTAATGATTCGACTATCGTGCCTTCCGACAACGTCGCTCTTCTGAACGACCTGGCAGTTCTGCTCACCTCGAGCAGCAACGTGGATGCATTGCATGTACTGAACGGGGAGCTCTAAAAGCTCCTGGTCCTGGTGTTAAGAAGTCACACGGCGTAATCGCTCGTGTGTTGTGTCTAAGTCGTTTGTTTGCACTGCTGCGATACATTACCATATGGAATGCACTAACAGCGCGTCGGTCTATACCGATCTCTACAAGCTTCTGTACTTGGACATAGCTGAATGCTATGCTGTTACAAAGACCACTCTAGAGCGCGATTGCGAAGAAATTTGCAACCGCGTTTCCACTGAGGGGTTAGGTTTTCTCACGAAAACCCTGCCTATGTTTGGTAAGCGCCTAGATAAGGCGCTCGCCAATGTTGAATCGTTCAACTGCGACGGCTTGGTCGTCGATAGTAACGGGATGCCCAGATTTCTGGGTTTTCTGTTTGAGCGAGTCTTTGAGGCCGCAGAATGCGGCGACAGCAACCCCGTAATAGGGGTCAGCGTTAGCCTCCGTGTTAAAGCGGAGGTTGATGTGGTAGCATTGCGACACTTACGCCAGTTCTTGTACTATTTGTACAAACTGGAATTAGTCTATGATACGAAGGTCACTGCTGCAGTTATTGCAGCGTTCATTAGAACGGACGCCGAGCTCGCAACTTTGGAGCTCATTGGTCCAATCGATCGAAAGATTCTTAACTGGGCGAGCGTTTTTGCTTGCCGCGTTTTTGGGTCTTTTGATTTTCGTGATATCATTCCTCGCCATGGGCCGGGTTCTGTATCGACAGGGGAGTCTGGTGCTGCCAAGTTGGCATTTACTAGACTTTATCCCACACTAGACGCTGTATATCCGTTTACGGAGTACTTTGTCAGTGGGATGAACCACGTCGTGGATGAACTCGATTCAATTGAGGCTCTGATCGAAACTCCCTCAGCCCAGGCAAAAGTTGTCCTGGTCCCTAAGGATAGTCGCGGTCCGAGGCTAATTAGCATGGAACCATTAGAGGTCCAGTGGATTCAACAAGGACTGATGCGGAAAATTGTCCCGCATCTTCAGGCGCATCCGTTGACAAAAGGGCACGTGAATTTCACGGACCAATCAATCAACCAACGCCTGGCCCTCGAAGGATCGCTGACCACAGAGTGGTCCACGCTCGACATGAAGGAAGCATCTGATAGGGTAAGCCTAGACCTTGTAAAAGAGGTTTTCGCCCACTGCCCACTGCTTGAGGCTCTATTAGCCACTCGCAGCGAGTCTACGTTGCTCCCTGATGGCACAGTCGTGCATTTGAAGAAGTTTGCTCCTATGGGTTCGGCCTTGTGCTTCCCAGTTGAGAGTTTCGTCTTCTATGCATTATGTGTAAGTGTGCTCGTAAACGTATGCGGTTACTCGCCCGTCAGGGCGAGGCGCGCTGTGTACGTCTACGGTGATGACATTATCGTTCGGACATCCACTGTGGAGTCCATCATGCATCATCTGCCGGCGTTTGGACTTATGTTCAACGCTGGTAAGTGCTGTTACTCGGGATTCTTTCGGGAATCCTGTGGGTGCGAGGCCTTTAAAGGTCTTGATATCTCGCCCGTCCGCCTTCGGAAGCCGATAACTCGTCACGAAGAGAAAGGAGCCCTTGCTCCGATCCTTCATCTAAGTGCAGTCCTAATCGCGTCCACAGTCATGCACTCTAACGAGATGCATAAACGCGGTTACTTTCGTGTCGGTGAGTTCTTTCGCGTTTGGGTCGAGGCTATTTTAGGGCCTCTTCCATTCACGGATCACTCGCTCTTGTCGGACACCTCTTGTTTAGGGGTGTTGACTTGGGTACGCCCCGAGGTGGCTTATCAAGCGCGCCTGAAACTGTGTCGAACTCGTTATAATGACGAGCTACACAGGCAAGAAGCGCTTGGATGGCGCGTAGTTGTGCCGAATTTTAGGCACCCTACGGACTCCTGGAGGTCAGTTCTGTCGTGGTTTTCACAACCATTATCAGAAACACGGACCGACACTTACGCGAAGCCCTCTCGCATTAAGCTAAAG